CGGAATCATCCCCGGAGGATTCCCCGCGGAGCACGGCGACGGACTCGAACAGGCCGCCGGTGGTGGTGTGGCGGGACCAGGCGGCAATGCGCTCGGTCCGGATGTAGGTGAAGGCGAGGAGGACGCCATCGGCCCGGACGGCCCAAAGGGTGGGCTCCCGGTTCCCCTGGAAGGCGGTCTGGACGATGCCGGACTCGGTGATGTGCTCGGCGAGGCGGGTGAGGTCGGCGGCGTCGTAGCCTTCCCGCTCGAGGAGGTAGGACATTTCCCGGACGCGGCGGCCCTGGCGCTCGATGAAGAAGACGGCATCGTGCCGGGTGAGGGCGGGCAAGGCGGCGGAGCCGTAGTGGGTCCACTGGCGCGCGAGGAAATTGGTGGGGGAGAGGGGAGCGTCGGAAGTCTCGTTCCCGATCACCCATTCGGCCCCGGCGGTGCCGGCGAGGAGGCGGCGCTGGGAGGCGAGCCAGCGGATGGGATCCTGCCGGGTGGAGGCCAGGGTGCGGAAGATGGAGGCGTCGTCCTCCGTGCCGGTCTCGAAATCGACGAGGTCGTCGGACTTGGAGAGCCAGAGGGAGACGGGATTGGCCTCCGTGCCGGCGAGGACGAGGCGGGATTCGTGGATGCAGATGGCGGCGGGGTAGCCGCGGCGGGGGGAGAATGCGCCTTCGGTCCAGAGGTCGGTGGTGCCGATTTCGGCGTCGGTGATGGCGGTGACGTTGGCGGTGGTGTAGTTGACGGCGAAGGAGTCGATGCGGACGAGGGACTCGATCCAGGCGGAGGAGGCGGTCAGGATGGCGCGGGGATTGTTTCCGCTGGCAAGGGTGTCGTGGGTCCAGAGGAGGCGGGCGAGGCAACGGCGGGGTTCGTCGCCTTCGCCGGAGAAGTTCCGGTTCTTGGAGGCGGTCCAGGTGCGGCGGTCTTCCCAGGTGGTGCCGCCGTCGAAGGAAAGCTGCAGGGTGACGGTGCCGTCCCAGTCCCCGTAAGAGATGACGGACCAGCCTCCCTGGATGACGATGGAGCCGGAGTAGTCGCCGGAGGTGGCGGCGGTGAGGGTCAACTCGACCTCGAACTCGTCGAGCGGGCGCTCATGCCGGAGGCGGTAGATGGCGCCGATGGCGTCGGCGGACTGGAAGACATCGTCGGACGGCGAGCAGGAAAGCAGGCCGGTGGATCCGGCGGCGATGTAGCGGACGCGCCACTTGGTGGCCCAGGCGGTGCCGACGCCGGGTTCATCGGTGGCGGCGGCGGAGGTGTGGGCGGCGATGCAGGTGTATTGCCGGCCGGAGGCGGCGGTCACGTTGTTCCCGACGACGTAGGCGGTGACGTCCAGCCAGTTGGGCGTGGAGCCGGAGGCGGCGAGGCCAAGCTCGACGTCCTCGTCCAGGTTCTCGTCGAGGAGGGGCGGGTAGGTGAAGGCGAGGTCGGCGATGGTCCAGTTGGTATCCCCGAGGCGGTTGAGCTGCTGCGGCGGGTGGTTGGGGCTGGCGATCCAGAGGACGTCATTGACGTGGGCGAACTGGAGGGCGAAGGGATCCCCGAAGGCGTAGGCGACGGTGTCCTTGATGGTGCCGTCCTCCCCGAAGACGGTCAGGCCGGTGGAGGTGAAGGCGAGGAGGTATTTCGTGGAGGCGGAGAACTCGAAGGCCTCCAGCCGGGTCTCGGCGGCGAGGTCGTCGATCCACTGGAGGCCGGGACGCTTGCGGAAGCCGCCGAAGGGGAGGGGGAGGAAGTTCTCCATCAGCTCCGCGCCGCTGGCCTGCTTGTCGAAGTCGGTGCGGTGGAGGAGATAGGGCGACATTTCGCCGCCGGTGAAGGAGAGGAGGGCGTTGTGCGCGGGCATCTTTTGAAAAGCTGAAAGGCTGAAAGGCTGAGATGCTGAAACGGATCACGGGAATTTCGTGAAGCGGGCACCGACGACGCCGGACTTGGCACGGCGCCAGGCGGGGCCGTGGTTCTCGTTGCTCATCGTTTCGCGGGCGTCGGCCGTGACGGCGGCGGGGAGGGCGAGCTGGGCGAAGCGGGCGTCGGCGGCCTGGGACATGGCGACATCGTGCGCGATCGACTTGGCGAGCTTGCCGGCGAGGGCGAGGGAAAGGGCGTCGATGAAGAGCGGATCCCAGTCGGTGACGGGGACGGCATTGGAGACGTAAAGGATGGTGACGGCGTCGAGGTCGCGGGTGAGGACCTTGCGGCCTTCGAGGGCGAATTCCTGGTGCGGCGTGTATTCGGAATCCGAAGGGAGGGAGATCAGGCGGACACAATCGGCCGGAAGGGTCCAGGCGGCATCCCAGTCGGAGATCGGCGCGGTGGCATCCTCGGAAAGATTCGCGCGGACCTGGGCGAAATTCCACTGGTGCCGGCGGAGCAGGCTGTCCCGGGTCTGGGCGAAGTGGAGCCGGCAGGCGCGGGCCTCCTCGGTGGCGTCGGATTCGTAGTTCGAGACGAGCTTCGCGCCGATCTCGGAGAGGGCCAGGTTGCAGACTTCGGTCTCGGTGTCCATGAGTCAGGGAAAGGAAACAGCCCGCGCCCGTGGTGGCGGACGCGGGCTGTGTGATGCGCGGGGTGGACGGGCCGGATCAGCCCTTGATGCGGGCCACGATGCTGAATTTCAGCGTGACGGCGTTGTTGCTGCCAACGGTGGCCGCGGTCGCGTAGATGCGGGTGACGTCGGTGGGGCGGTAGGGCGTGAACACGGCCGCCGGGATGGCCGGGGCGGTGAACTGCACGATGCCGGCCGCGGACAGCGCGCCGAGGTTGGCCCCGTCGCAGTAGCGATCGGCGTCGCCGGAATCCCCCACGTCCAGGGTGAGGGTGGTGCCGGGGTCGCCGGTGGCGCTGATGCTGGACAGCTCCGGGATGATGACCGCGCCCGGGGGCAGGTCGAGGAGCTGGAACGTGTCATTGGCGGCGACGCTGGCGCTCAGGGCAACCTCGACGTTGTAGAAACGGAGGTCGCCGCCGTTGTCATCCCCGTTGACGATGCCGGCGGAGAGGCCGGTGCGGGCGGCCACTTGCGCGGCGATGAGGTCGGAATTGGTATCGGCCATGGTGGTGGTGTTTCGCTAGGTGTTAGGCGGGGATGGTTCAGATGACGGTGTCGCAGGCGATCTGCACGACCTTCTCCTCCTCCAGGCGGGTGGCGCCCATGGAGTATTGGGAGAGGAACTGCACGGCGTTGTTCGTCTGCGGCAGGCGGTCCACGGTGGTGGTCATGCCTTCCCAGAAATCCAGTTGCACGCCGGACTTGGTCCAGACGTAGGCGTAATGGATGGTGGTGTCGGTGGTGTCGATCAGGCCCGGGCGGGTGCTGACCTTCCAGTTGATGCCGAGGAAGCGCTTGATGCGGCCGCGGTCGTCCAGGGTGGGCGGGGTGAAGTCCTTCGAGAAGAGCTTGTTGTTCCCGCTGTTCTGGTTGATGAGGTAACGGAGATAAGCCTCCAGCTTCGGGGTCATCAGGCCGAACAGTTCCTGGTCGCTCGAGAGTTCGTCGTCGTCGATCGCGTCGTTGTCGGCGAGGATCTCCAGGGCCCGGATGATCTTGAAGACCTCGAAGGAGCTGTCGGCGGCGGAGCCGGTGACGACGTAGTCCTTGGCGACCTTCTGGGTGGACGGCAGGGCGGTGGCGGTGGTGCCGGTGGCGCCGGTGTAGGCGGTGCCGCCGAGGGCCTCGATGATGATGTCGTCGATGTCCCGGCCGTAGGCCGCGGCGTGGGCCATGGTGTGCTTGCCGCGCGGGGCGATGGTCGGCATGAGGCCGCGCTCGTCCCACTTGTCCTCATGGGTCGGCGTGGAGAACTGCCGGGGGTAGATCGCCCGCTTCTTGGTGGGCAGGTCCACGATGGGGATCTGCTGGTAGCGGGTGCCGGTGGTCTCCATGGAGTTCACCTGGCCGACCTGGTTGTGGGTCTTCTTCTCGCCGGTGCAGCCGGTTTCGACGAGGACCATGTTCTGGATGCGGGCCTGCTTCTGCTGGGCGAGCATGGACCAGTTCTCATGGAACATGGTCGTGAAATGATTCGGTACGATGAGATCAGCGCTCATGGGCGTGGTTCTTGAGTGGTGGTTGGTTTGCGAAGACGGAGGTGCTAGG